AAGGAAAGTTAAAAGATGAAAACAACTAAATTACAAGAACAAGACTATTTTAAAGAATGTTTTGATCTACCTAATCCTGGTTTACGGGCTTTCTTCGAACGTACTGTCAATGGACAGCCGGAAGAGTATCGTACACCATTTTACAAAGGTAAATCATTACACGAGATTCTTGAAGGATGGGCAACCACCCTCAATACTATTGAGAGTACGTGGCCTTCACTTCTAGAATTCGAAAATGACCTCCGTGAGAAGGTCGGACCTATGTCCATCATGCTACCTCTCAAAGAACGTATGAAAGACATAGATTCTTACTACGATTCAATTCTCCTTGAATCAAAACCTATTGATAATGAAGCAGTAAGACGCACATTATCAGAGTATCAGAGTATTCGCGGTATACGTCTGAATAAGCAAGCCAACACTATTAAGAATATGAAACTTAATACTAATAGTGGAGCACCTTATTTTACAGATCGAAGAAGGGTTAAAGTTAACCTACCTGTTAGGTGCAAATTGGATGGTGATTATGTATTAATGAATAATACTAAATTTCCATATACTTGCGCTATATTAGGATGGCGTGGTCAGGAAGGCGGGCCTGAACATGATGATGTTAAGCAACGTGTAATATGGATGTTTCCATATGAACTGAATATTGCTGAACTTAGCATGTACCAGCCTTTAATTAAAGCTATTCAAAGAAAGAACCTAGTTCCAGCTTGGGTTGGTATGGAACAAGTAGATTTAGCCATCACAAAATTATTTGATACAAAAGGTAAGGACGATCTTATTGTTTGTACTGACTTTAGCAAGTTTGACCAACACTTTAACCATGACATGCAATCATGCGCTAAACAAGTTTTCACTGGCTTGGGTGTCGATAGTGATTGGTTGAAGAATGTATTCCCAATTAAATACCAGATTCCTCTTGCGTATAATTGGGGCGAAGTAAGATTTGGTACACATGGTATGGCCTCTGGTTCTGGTGGTACCAATGCTGATGAGACGGTTACTCACAGATGTTTACAGCATGAAGCTGCTCTACAATCCAAGCAGCAATTAAACCCTAATTCACAGTGTCTGGGTGATGATGGAATACTCAGTTTTCCGGGTATCACTGTGGAAGATGTAATGCGATCGTATACGCAGCATGGTCAAGAAATGAATTTTGATAAGCAGTATGCGAGCACACAAGATTGTACATACTTGCGAAGATGGCACCATAAAGATTATCGTATTAACGGAGTATGTGCGGGTGTTTACTCAACATATCGAGCTCTCGGTAGGTTGGCTGAACAGGAGCGTTACTATGACCCAGAAAAGTGGTCTAGCAAGATGGTAGCTCTCAGACAATTATCTATAATTGAAAACTGTAAATACCATCCTCTACGCGAACAGTTCGCGGACTACTGCATGAAAGGGGATAAGTACAGATTAGGATTAGATATCCCAGGCTTTATTGACAATATTGAGAGTATTGCCAAAGAAGCTACCGACTACATGCCAGATTTCTTAGGATATACTAAATCGTTACAGAAAGACAGTGATAAAGGTATTAAATCCTGGTGGATAATTAATTACCTTAAATCCAAGAAATAGAGCAACAGAACGG